CTATATACTTGTGTACGTTGACCGTGGTTCCGCCCAGTGTAAACATCTCTCGGATGCGCCCATCGAAAAATCGATAGTCGTTAGTATGGGCGCCTTCTTTCCAAAGGGATATCCTGGGCATTCTAAGTCCTCTATTCATATATTTATAGGTTGACAGACGTTGCGTCTGTGCTACATTGAGTCATGGCACATGAACTGCATCCTCACAAGATGACTGTTAGAAAATGGAAAAATATACAGCGAGACATAATGTTTCGTTATGGGCACAAGTATATGCTTTCTTACGTTCTCAAAAGAGACATGGGGTGGACGCCTCGATTCGATAAAAATTGGGCCCGCAACGGGATTGTTTACATGGATTTTTGGAGTCCCGAGTCTAGGACAGCGTTTCTGTTAGAATACGGTCATCGAGATTTTGGTTGACAACCTTGTATCCTGTGCTACATTAAGTTATGAAACAGAGAAATGCTATAGCACGGGATTTGCGCTCACCCAAATATAAGATGCGGGTAGTACGCAGCCGAAAGATTTACACCCGCAAGGATAAACATCCAAAATGCGGTTGACATCTGTCCTAGATGTGTTATATTAAATCATAACTGGGAGATAGCAAATGGCTAAAGCAGCTACTAAGATTGATAAGATTGCAGCACAGGCAGCTAAACCTAAGATCGTGCGTCTCAAGGGCAAGTACTCTGAGATAGATCTAAAAGCTACTGGTAAGCTTCCAAGCTGGGAAGATCAAGACAAGCTGACAGCAGAACAGTTCCGCAAGCGTTGGCACGCCGCCCGTTACTTTTATTATTATCATCATGATGTCAAGGAATTACGCCCGTTTATCATTGACGTTTACGGTGCATCCTGGACCAAGGCGCAGTTAAAGAGCTTTAACAAGCTTAAGGATTGGCAAGTTTCTCCCACGTTGGCTGCTATCTGCAAGGTAGTGATGGACGGTGCTAATTGGGAAATCGAAACCAAAGCTTGGGCAGATAACAAGGTGATTGAAATCCTCGAGACTGGATCTAAGATCGCTGATGAAGTTGAAAAATCTGAGGAACCTAAGAAAGTGATCAACATACAGGATCGCTTAAAGGACATCAAGAACGATATCGTTGGCGACATCGAAGCCATGGAAGATGAACTCATACGCACAGGCAAGCTGCCTTCGACTAATATCCTCACTTGGTTGCGCGGTAAAAATGTGCCACAGCAGATCATCAGCGATATTGAACGTTTTTATGCCGAGAAGCTAGCGTTTTATCGCGAGGCACGTGAAGGAAAAGATGAGCAACTCAAGGAAGGATTTGCTCACTACAAGAAAAAAGACTGGGATAATTGGATCAAGTGGCTTGAGAATGTGGTCAGTGATCTCAGCGATTACAAGCGAGTCAAGATAGCTGCTCGCAAGGTTCCTATGCGCAAGCCACCAGCCCCTGAGAAGGTCGTGCGCAAGCTAAAGTTCCTCAGGGAATTTGCAGAATTAGGACTGACCAGTGTCCGAGCAACTGAAATCGTAGGTGCTAACCAGCTGTGGATCTACAATGTTAAGACTCGTAAGCTAGGCGTTTACAATGCCAGCACGATCGATCAACAGCTCAGCGTCAAGGGTTCGACGGTCATTGGTTGGGATCCAAAGACCAGCGTGGCTAAGACACTGCGCAAACCAGTTGAACAACTCAAGCAGTTTGCTGATTCGGGCAAGGTCCAACTGAGGACGTTCTTAGACAAGATCAAAGCTACTGAGATCAAGCTCAATGGTCGTACAAACGATCAGGTGATATTACTCAAAGCGATCAAATGAACAAGGGCCATGCATAAATAGTTGCATGGCCACTCTTAATGAACTCAAACAAGAAATATTTGATTATGTCCGCTACAGCCTCGGTGACGGGATGGTGGATGTTGAACTTGATCCTGTGCATTATGAGCAAGCACTTAAAGCTAGCTTGCTGAGATATAGGCAACGTAGTAGCAACTCCGTTGAAGAAAGCTACACCTTTCTTAGCCTATTGCAAGATACAGACAAATACACTTTGCCGAGTGAGGTTATAACAGTCAAACAGATATATCGTAGGAGCATAGGTTCGACTAGCACCAGCACAGCTACGCAGTTTGAACCTTTCGAAGCTGGTTTCTTGAACATGTACGTCTTACAAGCAGGTCGAGTAGGTGGGTTCCTCAACTACGAACTGTTCTCTGGGTTCCAAGAGATGAGCATGAGGATGTTTGGTGGTTTCATCAACTTCAAGTTCAACAAAGTCAGCAAGGAACTTCAGATCATGCGCAGGCCCAGATCCGAAGAAGAAGATGTCCTGCTATGGACTTATAACTTCAAACCAGACGTTACCATGCTCAGCGATTACATGGCACTGCCTTGGATCAGAGATTACACATTAGCACTGAGCAAGCGTAGCCTAGGTGAAGCTCGTGAGAAGTTTGCTACTATTGCTGGACCGCAGGGCGGCACTAACCTGAATGGTACTGCACTCAAGCACGAAGCAGCAGCAGACATCGAAAGACTTGAAGTTGAAATCGGTAACTACACCGAAGGCAACGAACCTCTTAGCTTTATTATAGGTTGACAACTAGCTTTATCTCTCGTATGCTATCCTTAATAAGGAGAATTTCATGCTGATCGGAATCTGTGGCCTCATAGGCAGCGGCAAGGATACTATTGCCGCTCATCTCGTCGAACAACACTCGTATGAGCGTTATAGCTGGGCCACACCATTGAAAGACATCACAGCGACTCTGTTTGGATGGGATCGTGAGATGTTAGAAGGAACTACCTCAGAACTGAGAGCGAATCGTGAGCTCAAGGACGATTGGTGGAGTGAAAAATTAAACCGAGACTGGAGTCCCCGCAAAGCTTTGCAACATATGGGAACTGAAGTCATGCGCGATGCCCTGCATCCTGCTATCTGGGTGCTAGCTGGACAGCGCAGGATCGCAGGAAAATCAAACGTAGTGATCCCTGACACAAGGTTTCCGAACGAGATCGAAGCCATACGAGAGATGGGCGGGCAGATATGGCGGGTTAAGCGCGGCGATGATCCGGAATGGTTCCAAAAATATCGTAGTCACTCTATCATTCCACAAGATGTACATCCTAGTGAATATATGTGGGCTAATACTGACTTCGATCATGAGTTTTGCAACGATAGCAATATTGACGATCTCACCAACATGGTTGGATCAGTAATCAGCAACAGGTCCACTTTTAGTGCCAGGCATCGCAGCTATCTCGGCGACACAGTTGGCGCAATAGGTACGCAGATTTAATCTACCTGCATTGAGCTTGTTACCATCTAGATAGACGATACTAAGCTGTGCTAGATGCTTGGCTTGGAAGTGACAGCGATCACATTCGTGTCGTTTCTGATAACCACTTTGCGATAAAGCTTGGTTCTCTAGATTTTTTTCTTGTTTCTTAATCTTCTCACAGCTTAAACACCGTGATCTGTAATGCACATAACCACCTTTAACGTAGTTAAAAGCCCGTGGCTTCGTCCTGCAGACAGTGCATAGAGGTCTTATTTCTTTCATTTGATATTTAATCAAAGGTCAGCAAAGGTCTTGAGTAATCAGGCCTTTTTTAGTCACTACTGGTAAATATTCCATAATAGGAGTTAAATCAATGGCATTAGTGTCTCCAGGTATCGAGATTACAGTACAAGACGACAGTCAGTACTCACCAAATACAGCTAGCACCGTTCCACTGTTGATCGTTGCGAGTGTGCAAGATAAAGTCAATTCAGGCGGCACTATTGCTGCTGGAACTACAGGAGAAAACGCAGGCAGCTTGTTTGTGATGACAAGCCAGCGAGATGTGCTTACCACATATGGTAGTCCAGCTTTCTACACTAACACTAACAGCGCACCGATTCAGGGGTATGAGCTCAATGAATATGGTCTCTTAACAGCGTATAGCTTGTTAGGAGTTACGAACAAGGCTTTCGTAATTCGAGCAGACGTTAACTTAGGTGAACTAGTAAGCTCAGGCGATCGTCCTCTTGCTTCTCCAGATGACGGCACTTACTGGTTGGACATAAGCCCAACGAGACTAGGTATGTTTGAATGGGATGCAGCGGACCAAGAGTTTGTTCCGGTGTTACCGTTGGTCATCACTGATACCGATGATCTCTCAGGTGGTGCACCTAAGGTTAGTATCGGACAGCAAGGTCAATATGCGGTAGTAACAACTAACACTGCTAACCCAGTTTACTACAAGAACTCATCAAATGATTGGGCACTTGTAGGTTCAGAAGATTGGATGATCAGCTGGCCCACAATACAAGGTTCGGTTACTAATCCAACGCTCACTGTCGCAGAAACTATATCGATCAATGATGAGATCATCACTGTAACTGGTAATTTAACTGCGCTTGTCACATCGATCAATACAGCGGCTATTCCGGGCGTAACAGCAGCAAAGGTTGACAATAAGTTAGAACTATATGCTGATGATACTGCTGCTAGCGATGTCAGCACTGTTGACGGTGCTATACGTATAGCAAATGATAGCGGCGACACTCTAACTGATCTCGGCATTGATGCTGGCACTTATTATCGTCCAGCAGTCCAGCTCAGCAAGCATACTTCGGTTCCAAGTTGGAAGAGTGGCGATTCAGAGCCTCGTCCAAGCGGTTCGATATGGGCTAAGACTACAGCGTCAAACTATGGTGCTAGCTTTGCGGTCAAGAGATTCAATGCTCTTACACAGGCATTCCAGCTATTAAGTGCTCCTTTGTATGCAGATGATGCTGGTGCTAACAAAGCCTATGATCCATTACGTGGCGGTTCAGGCATCCCAATTGGATCAGTTTACGTGCAGTACGACGTAAACAACAACGAAACAATCACATACAAGATACTTAATCGCATCAAGGCGGGTGTTACCGCAGTAACAGGCGATGACACTACACCATCATTTGTCATTGGCGAAACATTTACTATAAAGTACAGCTCACCTAA